GCACTCTTGTTAGAGGCGAATAGGGCACTACTAAATTACTAGCTATTTGAACAACATCAGTTACATAACGTAAAGGAGAGAAACTAGGTTCCTGTCCTTTCTGAGATCCCAGGGAATATCCAGCATTAACTAAATCATCGAAAAGTTTTTTATGATCATTCTCAATCAAATTGATAGAGTGAAGTACATACCGTGAGGTACGTAACATTCCTTTATCAGGATTGAGTTTATAACCATATTTTTTGTTAAAGTTATATAGTTGACGTAATATTTCAATGTGAGATTGACCCGGACCGGGTACAAAATCACGATTGTCTATTAGTTTTTCTAAAACGATAGCAGACTTTTCTCGATATGTTAATATCATCTTATGGGCTTCTTGTAAAATAGAATGAACTAAAAAGATGAATCTGGAGGTTATCTTATCAGTATTAGGAACTAATCCTGATAAAATGAACTCATGATCCGGTACAAATTTCGAGATATTATCTAATGAAAATCTGGATTTATATGCAGATAAGTAATTACCTATATGATAATTATTCCGACCAGAAGGTTGAAATAAGCATCTATATACTCGCTTACCAAATGAAGTAAGTGTCCCTCGAGACAAGTATCGTGACTCCTGTAACCAGGCCTGAGGATCGAAGAATACCCTAAACTGGAATGGTAATCCAGGTTTGATATAACCCAATCTAATCAAGCGATAAGAGAATTCTAATTTCTTAGATAATCTATCGAGTGCGGATACTTCTTTTAAAGATAAAGGGGATAAATTTTCTCCTTTATTATTAAAAGTCTGTGAAGCAAAGTTTAAAATATCTTGGCCTTCAAAAGATTTATATAATGATAATGGAATTTCCATTTCAGAACATATCTCTTTATATGAATTGGCTAATTTTAAATCTGAGATCACAATGTCATCACCTAAAACTAAGTAAAGGTGTTGAGGTATTCTATACGATTTGTAAGCACGGAAGTATGCATACCGAACTAACATATGATGTACTAACGCAAGGGCTGCCCAAGAGGAAATCATTCCCATTGGCTGGCCTCTATTGTAAGTCACGAAACCACCATAACGATGTTTTAATTCATCGGGTACTTTAAAAGGTCTATCTAAAATCTTCATCCAAAGATCTACAGCTGGCTGAGGTAAGAATAAAGTAAGAGCTTCAGCATAAAGTTGTCTTGGTATTAAATCTGTTGCAGATTTAAGATCAAAACTCCAAAATGTTTTTCCTAGATTGTTTTTAACAAAACGATCCAGTACTTCATTTTGCTGAAACGTTGCATCGGAGTGATTAGTTTTTAACCACTCAAAGATTAAATTATGCAGAGGGCGGAATGCCCACTGTGTATAATAATCTACGATAGCAAATACTCTAACCTTACCCGCCGCTTCATATTTGAGAGAAAGTTTCCCGGTACAGACCGTATTTGCATCTGCAAGCGGTACTAGACCTTCATCAATGATATGCATATCTACGGGTAACACCACTTTAGTAAAGTGATGATGACCTGTAAGAGCTGCGTATTCAGAGAGTAAAGGAATCAATCCTTCATAATGAATAGCTGAAAGATCCTTATGGATAGAAGTAGAGGAGACAGAACCATTTGGTCCTGCTGATAAAATCAGAGGATCAGGTACACTATCTTCTTCAGAAACCTTAGGAAGTGGAAATATCCGAGAGTAGTTTGAGATAAATTCTCTAAAAGAATTTAAATCAAGCTCTACTGCAGGAGTTAGTATACTAGATAAGTCCGGTTCATTATATATACCTTCTAAACCTTTGTAAGAGTTTAGAATAGTACTTATTATATGTATATATGATAAGTTACCCTTTCTAATTTCCCTTCGGAAATTAACAGGAATAATATATGGTAAACC